AAAACATATATTCACAAAGATTAGAAGTGTTTTCAATTGGCATAGCAGTATTTTGTTTATTGCTATTTAATTCATTAACTGCCCCGATCAAAGTCTTGTTAGTTGTTCCTAACTTCGCGATAACTGCCGTAGTCATCTTATCGACAACATAATCCCATATCTTGTCCATCAAAGTACGCTTGTTTGCATTTGCGTCCTTGTCGAGAATCATTAACTCATCATTGTCTTTCAGTGCTTCTTTAGTTGTGTACTTTGTCCATTCCATGATTAATTCTCCTTTATTGAATCATTTATTAAAAGGGTAAGAGCATTATTCATGCCCTTACGCCTCGTCAACCTTGTTTACTGTGATAAATTTTCTAATCGCATCTACATGAGTTTTGAGTTCAGCATCAACGATATAGAACGATTTCTTATTGTTGTGCGATACAAGATTTCCGCTTTCGTCAATCTCGTCATAAGTAAATGTAGCTCTGTCCATTCCATTTACATTTAAAATTGAAAAACCACTAAGCTGTTTCATTTAAAAGTTCCTCCTGTTCCTTAATCAAGGTTTCTAGTTCCGCGTTTAATATGTTCTCAGGGCTTTCAGGTAATTCTTCTTCCCTGTCAACATCTTCCTCAAGATTTACATATTCGTAATCTTTCTGTTTTGCTTTCAGTTCCCATGCAAATTTCAGATTCGGAGTTCCGTGCACAATGAAGTAATTCTCTTCCTTCTTTTCAATCCACAAATCTCCTTCTCCTTCTTTCTGCAAAAACACTTGATACTCAATGCGTGTTGTTACGGTTTCCGTGAAGATATCTCCGATTTCAACGATACATTCACCGTTCTCATCAGTAATTCCTTCACCGATGTCTCCAAACATTGGCGAAGCTGTTTCGTAGCAATATTGAAGTCTGTTTGAATAATTCTCTGTTGGAACAACACGGTTTTTAGTTCCAGTTGTTTTTATTTCTCTTGGGCTTATATCTACATAATCATTAATATAATTACTTCCATTAATTCTAATTGAAAGGCAACCTGTTGAGTTCTCGCTAATGCTGAATGTGTACGATTTTACTGTTGACATTGCATCAGACCATCCTTGTAAATCCTCAGCCCATCCAATAGAGAAGCATTCCGGGGAAATTGAAGAACCGTATCCCCTTCCATTATTAGATGCTTTCATTCTCAAACCATGAAACCAACCGCCCATAAGGTCAACAACCATACTGTCTGATGCGAGAAGTCCCATATTAGTATTATCAATATGCATCCCCATGCTTCCGATAGTGAATATTTCTTTCGAATTGTTACGGCCAACGATGAGCGCAGACGCTTTTTCTTTATCTAAATATATCGTGCTTCCATAAATCGAGCCTTTTTTGATGTTCAGTCCATCTTTATCCCATTTACCAACTTCCGCTCCTATGGCATCTAGTATCTGTATTGAGCCATTTTCATTGTTTACACCTCCCAATGTAAGTGTACCGCCCTTGCCATAAGAGAAGTTGATATACAACTGATCGCCTTGCATATATATCCCTTGTTTCTTCCCGTTATCAGTAAGTCTGTTAAACACTTCTTCGGAAGTCAGAGATTTGTTTAGCTTTTCTACAGCTGAATCGTCAGTATACTTAGTGGCTTTCGTCCAATCAGAAGAAACATAGTTGCCGCTAGCTCTTGCGGTTTGACATCTCATCAAGTCACCAGTGTCTCCTTGCGTCCAAAGGTCGCCAACATCATAAGGTGGCACAGGAGTTGTAATAAAGTTTCTTCTCTTACCGTCTGCGGTATCTTGCGCCTTTGATGCTGTTTCCATCGCAGATACGATGTCTGCATCTTTCACTCTCACCCACTGATAAGATGTATCGACTTTCATATAGCGGTAAGTGAAACCTTTGTTCTTCCAAAAGAAGAGGTCACCAACATGCTTCTGTCTTTCGTAAGCTGTAGTCCACTCAGATGCTGGATGGTTTGAATTCGCAGGCTCATAATCGTAATAGTACGTATCAATCTTTCCATCAATCTGATTTTGGATATCTTCAATTTTCGGATCATAAATGTTTTCGATGAAGTCCGTTACTGTAGAATCGTCTGTATAATTATCTTTCTTCTGCCAATCACTTGCTACATACTCACCAGTTTCTCTGTCCTTTAGGCAGACAAGGATATCATTTCCAGTGAAATACAAATCATCCACGCTATACGGTGGCTTTGGCTGTGTTGAGAAAATCTGCGCTTTACCGTCAATCTCATCGAATACAGAGTCTGGAACTGGCATTTCTTCCCAATTTCCGCTTCTGTAGATGTATTCATCACCAGTTTTGGAATTCTTCCACAAGTCACCCTCATGAGTTGCTTTCTCGGTTTCCACAGTGATTGTGATATTTTTTCCACTAACATCTAAGATTTCATTCCCGTTTATATCGCAAAGAGGCTGTGTTTCTTTTCCAGTCCAATTAAGTGACGGGTCAGTAGGTTGGAACCAAGTTTCTATCTTCTGATCAATCTGATTCTTGATATTCTCAAGGTCGGCAGCATAAGTATTCTTAACAAAGTTATTGATTGCGGAATCGTCTGTGTACTTGGTAGCCTTGACCCAATCAGATGCGACATACTCTCCGCTCTGACGTGAGGTCACGCATCGCATCAAGTCACCGTTTGTACCTTGCACCCATAAATCATCTGTATCATAAGGTGGATAAGGAGTTACGCTGAATACACGTTTCTTTGTGACAGCAAGGTTCTTTGCAGCTTTCGCATCCGCATCACTTAACTTTGACCACGCTGAACCGTTCCAACGCATTGTTTCTTCGGTTTTTGAGTTGTACCATAAGTCACCAGTATGCTTTGTTTTCAGTTCAGCTGTTGTCCATGAAGCTGACGGATCAGTGGCTTGATTGTATGTCTCAATCTTGCCATCTATCTGATTTTGCAAGTCCTTATTGACTGTTTCCAGCTCTTTCTGTACCTCATTGGCTCTTGTATCGTCCGTGTACTTAGATGCCTTTTCCCAATCGTCCGCAGCGTATTTAGATGAGTCACTCTTAGGTACTCGGCATCGCATGATGTCACCAGTTTCGCCCTGCACCCATAAATCACCAATGTCATAAGGGGGCTGAGGAGTCACTACAAATACTCTTCGCTTGTGGTCCGCCGTATCCTGTGCTTTATCTGCTGCTGCAAGTGCTTTGGAAATATCTGTGTCCTGTACGATCTGCCACTTCCAAACCGCTCCGTCCTGTAAGAATCGGTAGGAATATCCAGTGGACTTCCAGAAGAAGAGATCACCTTCGTGGTCTTTTCTCTGCTCGTTGGTTGTCCAATTCACAGCCGGTTCGTTCTGTAAGCTAGGTTCGTGGTCATAGAACCATGTTTCAAGCTGTCCATCAATCTGACTCTGTAATTCCGCAATCTTCGGATCGTATACCGCAGAAATGAAGGTATTCAGTCCGCTATCGTCAGTGTACTTGGTTTTCTTCTGCCAGTCGGACTTTACACAACTTCCTTTATCTCTGCTTTCTACACAAGTGAGAAGTTCCTGTGTATCTGCATCAAACCACAAGTCGCCAACACGATACGGTGGAACAGGAGTGTTAATGAATATCTGTGCTTTGCCATCAATCTCGTCAAAGACTTCGTCCGGCACTTGCATCTTCATCCACTGACCACCACGATAAATATACTCATCGTTCGTAGACAGGTCTTTCCACAAGTCTCCTTCATGTTCAGCCTTAGACTCTTCGTATAGCAAGATGATTTCATTTCCGTTTACGTCAAGGATTGATTCGTCATTAACATCGCACCATGCCATTTCAACAGTTCCGCCCCAGTTTACGGATGGATCTGTGCTCTGATACCATGTCTCGATTTTTTGGTCAATCTGGTTGCGGATATCATCAATGTCTGATTCGTAAATCTTTGTGATGAACGTGTTTACTGTGGAATCATCGGTATACTTGGTACGTTTTTCCCAATCAACCTTTACGCATGAGCCTGTGGCTCTGCTCTTAACACAGGTGAGCAGTTCTTTTGTTTCCGAATCAAACCACAAATCTCCAATTTTGTAAGGAGTTGTCGGTTCGTTGATAAAGATTTGAGCCTTACTGTCAATCTCGTCAAAGACTTCGTCCGGAACGTTCATTTCTACCCATTGCCCGGAACGATAAATGTATTCTTTATTATCTCTTGTGTCTTTCCACAAGTCACCTTCATGCTCGGTTTTGTCTTTCCAGTTTACAGACGGATCACTATCTTGATACCATGTTTCAATCTTGTTCCGGACAGAGTTTTTAATCTCGTCCATATCTGTCTTGTAAATGTTAGTTACAAAATCATCTACAATACCATTGGAAATATCTTCCACAGACTTACCGGTGATGGATATTGACTCTGCATTGATGGTAACTCGTCCTGTCTCCGTATCAGCATAGAAGGTAATGTTTCCATTCTTGTCTTTTACAGTGAGAGAACCTGAGTTGATATAATCAGCATTAATACCGATAGCATACAAGATTCTTGTAATAAGGTCTCCTGTTAGGAATAGTCCGTAAGGATACGTCTTACCGCCATCACTTGAGATACCGATAGCTTCAGATGTGACCTTAATTACGTTCTTGGACTCTTCTACTGTCGGCTTATCATGAATGTATGAGATTACGCTTCCGTCCGGCTGTACAACTTCTGTAGAATACATTCCAGAAGCACTCTCAAGCGTCTTGTTCAGATTATCGACAGCTGCTTCAAATTCTGTCTTGTTCTGCTTGATTTCCTTTTTGGCTTTCTCATACACTTTTGTAGCTTCGCTGTAATAAGTGCTCTTCTGCCGTTCCGGATCCTTGATTCCGCAAGAAAATGAACTGCTGCCAAGATAATTAAACTCAAGAGATGTGATAAATGTTGGATAAACTTTGTCTTTCCGGTCTACCACGCAAGCCAGATCCATGAATTCGATCATTGGATCAGGGAAGAATTCTCCACTAAAACCTCTCAGCTTCACTCCGATCAATACATCTCCAATCAGATTGATTGCATCATCTTCATGTCCTTCAATAAGAGGATTCGTGATTTCAAGTGCATAATCATCTGTACCTCTTATTAAGATTGTACTCTCGTTTTCTACTTTCTTTGTGGTCGCAATTCCAGTGATTACAACAGGATCTGTGCTAATGTCCGGATCTGACTGATAGTCCATCAAAATGCTATAGCCAGCATCTTCCACTAAGTCATCCCTATTTGTAATCTTCGATATTGCAGAAAAGTCGTAACTCTTAATAACAAGTGTTCCGTTCTGAATCACAGCATTACCAACGGAAAGCATTGCTATATATCCGATTACTTCTCGGCAAGTCACTTTTTCCGGAGCCTGTTCAATCACGAAATCGTCATTGTTAAACTTCGGACTTCCAAGCATGATGTTACATGTACTACACGCTTCTCTTAGAAGCTGCCCAGCTGTTGTTGGATAAGATAGCTTAGACGTGAAGTCTGCATCTGCTTTGTACATTGAATCATAACCTACAAGTTCTATCGTATCTCCAACCGCTGTTGGCTCAAGTACTGTAAATGTACCCTCGTTCAATCTCTCGATTCTTGATTTCGTCAGCATAATCGTGTTGCCATTGACATCGAGAATTTCCTCACCTTTCACATCTCTCCATGCATCATAGCTTCTACTTTCGATGTCAGCTTCAGTGAAGAGTGAAATCTGTGCATAGTAAAAATCATACTTGGAAAATCTCTCATCGATGTTATCAATGACAAGCGTAACGGACTTGGAGAGAGCGGATCCCAGTGGGAATCCATCTCCTCCGTCTTCTGCGTATCCATTACCGCTTATGAAGAAATCGTTATCCGAATCAAGATATAGTTTCTCACCGTTTTTCAGTGTAATCGATGCGTAAGCATAGAACGGACCGCCTGACTTTATGATGTTTTTGAATTCGTTGCTTACATTCTTCATTAATTCTACCTCTAACTATTTAAGGTCAGCGAATATCTCTAACGATATCCGGTGAAATCTATAACACTGGATTTTCCGATGTTACTTGAAAACTCAGCTCATCCAGTTTCTCTTCGCCTTCTACTAAACTTACACATGGAGCATTAAAGTTTGCTGCATAAAACCTTTTGGTTTCCCATTTATCCTCATAAATGTTAAGGTGGAAAAAGTCAAATCCGCTCTTTCCCATAACCTCTTTGAGAATTTTGCTTGCGTCACTTACCTTAATGTCACTCCATTTCAGCTCATAAGCTTCTATTGTGAAGAGAGGGGAGTTTTTCATATTTCCCCTCATGGTTCTTCCTGAGTTTTCTGTAGAGGTAGTAGCGAATGAAATTTGATATCCGTCCTCATCCACATCTGGTGGTGTGAATGAGCCGAATTTTAAATAGTTCTGTGCCATATTCTACCTCCTAAGCCATTTCAAACGGATTTCTTCCCGTCTGTGTTCTCATGTTCTTTCCTTCTTCAAGTACGGCCTTCGCAATCTGTCTACGGTTCAGATATACCGGCACTTCAATCTTGCGTGAGCTGTTACCAGTTTCTTCCCTTACAATCTTACGGATAAGGCTTTCAGGTGCTTCAATGTTGTTACCGCTTTTCTGGTCACCAAGTACCGCCATGAACTCTTTGTTCGGTGGGATAACAGCACCCTGTGCAAGGTAAGGGATATGTGGAGCACTCCATTTTGATATATGGAATCCGATAGATGATACTCCAGTTAATGATGTAACCCATGATGGAACTGATATGTTCATTTTGTTCAGTGCATTAGCAACGCCATTCTGCATGATCTGTGCAGCTCTAAGGAGTCCGTTCATCAATCCGATGATTCCGTTAATTGGAGATTTGATGATTGCTAACATGCCATTCCAAGCACCACCGAAGATATTCTTGATACCATCCCATGCCTGTTGCCAATCTCCTGATAAGACACCATTTACAAAATCAACGATTCCGCTAAATGCCTGTTTCACAGCTGCAACAATGTTCTGAATATTCGCAAGCCATGCATTCATGTAATCTCCAATTACACCAAAGTCTTTTACCCAATCCACCTTGAATACTCCGTCAAGCCATTTTGACAGCGGATCAAGTATTTGATTCTTGATGAAATTGAAGATAATATTAATGTTCTGCTTAAATCCTTCAACGTATAACAGGATTCCACTCAATGCTTGCGCCCAATCCCCAGTGAAAACTCCTGTTAAAAATTGGATGATTCCATCAAGCTGTTTGAGAACGCTATCTGCCATTCCAGTTACGCTGGCAACAATGGAAAGAAGCGTATCACCAATCCATGCCACTATAGGTGCAAGTACTGGAATCACGTTCTCTATCAACCACTGTATAAGAGGAATAAGTACGTTATTCCACAGCCAATTAAGTCCATCAATCAGCCTTCCAATTTCGTCAATGATGTGGTCAATTGCATCGCCCACTGGTCCGTTTAAGACTTCATCGAACTTCTGCGCCCACTGATCAAGAATCGGTGCGATATACTGGTTATAGGTATCAAGAAGTGTTCCACCTATTTCTGATAAGCCACTTCCAACATCATTGATAAACGGTCCTATATGCTCATCATACAGTTCCGTCAGCTTATCTGCTAACTTCTGTACGAAGTCTTCTATAGATTGAGTAATCTCCTCTATTGGTTTCAGCGTGTTATTGATAGCTTCAATAATCTTATCTTTGTTCTCGATGATAGGTGTTGCAATCGCATCCATTACATCTTTTGCAAAGCTTGTGGCAAGTAGAATAATTTCTCCGAACGCTGTGGTAAATATGCCAATAATATTGCCAGTAATGTTCTGTGCTGTCTGTGATCCGAATGTCTGTTGGAATATCTCTGCAATTGTTGCACTTAAATTTCCTACAATTATGGAAATCTCTGAGCCTAAATCGAACATCCTCACAAGCCACTTCTTGATTCTGTCTGTATTCTCTTCTAAGTAGCTTTCAATACCTCCAACAACATTTGCTGCTATTGTTAACCCAATCGAAACAAATGAGCCTACTGTTTTGCCCATGTTATAAATGAACAATGTAGCGAATCTCTTAGCTGCTTCCTGAACATTTTTATCTGTGAAGATATCTTTGATGTGTTCTCCGATAGACTTAAGGTCTTTCTTCAGTTCTTCAAGTACTGGCTTGTAATCTCCAAGTCCATCCCAGAAACCATCCATAAAGATGTCTCTGATTTGTTTCAGCTTGTCCAATACGGAATCAAGCAAGGATGCAAACTTATTGTCAATCGGTACTTCTTCGAACAATGGTCCGGAACCACTACCGCCACCGGCACCACCTCCACCACCACCGGATCCACCAGAACCGTTTCCTGAGTCTTGCTTATCCATTTTATTGATATCATCAAGTGGCGATAAGTACTCTTCCGCAGCTTCCGTAGCTTCTTTTGTTCCGTCCGCTGCATCTTTCGCACCGCTTGCCGTATCCTTAAGGCTTCCGGCATAATCTTTCTGTACTGCGATTGCCTTCGTGTACGTACTCTTTCCAGACAAGAACGAGAAGAACATACTTACATAGCTTGCAGCTGTCGAAAGCATATCAATGAATTTGCTAAGAATCGGTGCTACTATATTTAAAATTGGTGCAAACGCTGTTGCAAGGCTGTTTTTAAGTGTCTCAAGACTTCCCCACAGCATTGATATACTGTTGTTTGTGCTACTTGAGTACTGTGCAAGGTTTGTGAAGCCATCTTTGATAGCATTGATTGCAGCCGAGAATGCTCTGAACGCTACGCTCATTAATAGTGACATTCCAAGCATTCTTCCAATGCTGAGTTTCGCACCATTCGCAGCCTTTCCAGTTTTTGCAATAGACTTTGACGCTCTTTCACTTTCGCTGGCAAGTTTACGTTGCGCCGGTGCTGCACTCATCAATTTTTGCTTGTATTCGTCCACACTTCCTTTTACAGAATTATACGATGTGTGAAGTCTGTTATTCATGTCCGCAAGCTTTCTCTCTTCTGCTTGCAATGTACGCATACTGGCTGCTGCTTCCTGTGTCTTTGATCCAAGCGTAAATGCTCCGCCTGATGCTTCTAATTCTGCTAATTCTGCTTTAGCATATTTAATTTCATTCTCAAGCTCTTCTATGTCATACTGCATCTTCTTAAAAGATGAGCTGTTCTTTTTGCCACCAGTAGACAGGAATCTTTCCTGTGCAGATTCCAGTGAGCCAAGTTTCTGTGTGGCTCTGTCAATCTGAGTCTGAATCTCTCTGTATTCCTCTGTCGGAATCTTCTGCTCACCATATTCAGCTACTTTCTTCTTAAGGTCAGAAACCTTTCTCTCTTGTTCAGCATATTCTTGATTTAACTTTGAGAATGAATCTGCTTGTTTGTTGAGTGCCGTCCTAGCTTTGGAACCCATGTCCTCGACCGAATTTGCCATTCTTCTGACAGCTGCTTCAACTTCTCTGCTTCCGGCTTTCATGCCGTCAGCGTTAATCTCTGTGTCAATTATGATATAGCCGTCGGCTTGTGCCATTTCTAATCCTTTCCACCGCTAATTATCTGCGGTCAGCGAATATCTCTATACGATATCCGGTTATTTATTCAATCCGAAGAGTTCTCGGAGTTCAGCTTTCTCTTCGTCACTTCTCTCTGTACTCTTCTGATGTAAGTCCACAATAGACTTATTATTTTTGTAGTATTCCTGTTCCCACTTCTCTAACTTCTTACCTTTTCTCTTCTTGTCTCGGATGCTGACTACTGTTGAGAATGTGCTTTCTCCAATCTCCATATAGAGTCCGAAGAACGTCCACCAGTGCATATAGTCTGTAGCTCGCACTTCAGCGTTATTCACCTTATTCACAGCCGGTATGATGATTGGTGCATCCTGTTCCCAGTCCATTGTTCTAGGTCTAGGTTTTCCATCGTTTTTGATACCGCAATCGATGAACTCACACGCTTTCTGACAGGCTTCTTGCCAATCCTTAGGTGGCATGGAATCAAAGTCCACATAGAGGATTCTAAGCATCGTGAGTGTTTTCTCCTGTTGTTTCTCTTCTTCTGTCATGCCAGGCTCGAAGATGTCCGGATCATTCATAGCAGAAAGAATATCCAATATCACTCTAAAATCAGAGCGTATCGAATATTCTTTTCCATTAACGTCTAAAGATGTAGGAAGTTTCCACGGATCCATTAATTATGGTACTTAGCCACATACTTATTCATGCGACTCTGTACCTTCTTTGTGCGGATATTCATTTCCTTTTCAATCACTTTTGCGATAGAGGACAGAACATTCTCCATGTACAGTTCTCCATTCGCCAGTGGTGAGAATGCTCCGAGGATAGAAAAGAATGTCTCTTTTGCATCTTCTCCGATGAGATAAGAGATTCTCTCTGTAATATCATCCTCTGCTTTTCTCATATCCGCTTCGCTTGGATTCTCCGGCAGCTGATATGAATTGTAGTATTCAACCACTTCCTCATATCTCTTCACGATATTTGTATCTGTAGGTCTGAACTCGAACTTGCCGAGCACCTTTCCTCTTTTGTTCTCAATCGTGTAGACTTTGCTACCATCATCTACTACAATCTTGTTTGCCATTGGTTTTGCTAATTTATTGCTCATTGTATCGTCCTTTCTTGCCTATTCTAAGCCAAATACTTCATTATGCTCTTCATCGTATACCGAAAGTTCTTCAGTTCAAGCAGCTACAATTTCACCCGCTGCGAATACTGGATTGCCTGATTTCAGAGATTCAGCTGTGACATAGCCTTTTGTTCTCTCACCATCGTCTGTTACATCAAATGGGATATTAACGCCAGTTGTGTCTCCACCATAGCTCTGTGGTTTAACCATTACTTCCTGTACATAAGCAAGATGCTTTTCGGCTGCCGTGTCCTCTACGATTACTTCAAGCATAAGTGTCTTACAAGCTTCACCTTTCAGACGGTTAAACGCAATCTCTCTAATCTTCGGATACAGTTTGGACGCTGGATCTGCGTAGAATGGATCAGCTGACATGGAAGGTGCATATCCATTATCAGTTGTCACAGTTTTTCCAAGAATGGTCCTCTTCTGTTCCGTGTCTGGATTAAGCTCCACGGACATTTCCTCGATATCGTCACCGAGAACCGCCCACTCTGCTGTTGCCGGTGTCTTTTTAAACGATGCATCAAGATAATGCATCAACGCTTCACGCTCTAATTTCATGTTTGTTATCCTCCGTTATTTCTTGTAGAATATGTTTCTGTATTTCAAGGAGATGCTAATTGCCCAATCTTGGACATTACCATCACTCACATTATCTAAGTGAGCCGGTGTAAGCCTTATGATCTCCTCTATTTTTCTCTCTTCTGTAAGCACTGGATATTCTTCCAGTTTTACTTGTTCTCCATTTATTACAACCGTCTGCTGTTCAAGCCACTTTCCAAGAGTATCGAGGAATTCTTTGATACTGGCCTTAATCTTTGGAGAGTCGATTGAAGACCGGTAGATCACATAAAAAGGATAGTTGCACAACTGGTCTACTTTGCCAGTTACGCTCTTCTTTTCCAGTGCAATCACCGCTCCTGTCACTGGATAGAAGGCAATACCGCCATCTTCATCTAGTGTGGAGAATCTTATCTTTTCATCTTCCTCTAATCCCGGAAAACTATTGAGAAGAGAAACGAGTGCATCAGTTACAGCATCGTAACCGTCTACATCGTACTTGACCGGTTTCTTACTTTCCTCCGGCACGTTTCTTCACTCCTTTCGCCCAAGACTTCACATATTGTTCCTTTGCAGCATCAAACCAATGGTCTGTTGCGCGTGGATGTGCTGTCTTGTCAAACACAAGTTCTCTGTCCGTGACCACTTTCTTTGCTCCGGCTCTTGCCCACGGTGAGCCTGTGACAGGATCTACCATAACTTTTCCTTCATAGAGGAATCTTCCGTAAGGTGGAGCACCGGCAATCACTTGACCGCTTCCTTGCATGGACCTGCTCATAATCGCTGACACGTTTCTCATGTTACCGTCACGAAACGGCATATACTTTTCCATGTCAGTGAACACTCGACCATCTAGCCAGTTCTGTGCTTCCTGGAACTGCTTTTCAAATCGGTTCAAGCTGACATTTACTTTGATATCACCTTTTACGATTGAGAAGCTAGGAAAATGAAATATCTTGCTTGCCATATTACTTTCCTCCAATCTCAAAATGAGGAATCAGTGTGTAAGAACCTACGCTTGTGATCAGAAAGACATTATCCATCTTCTTATTCAGATAATCGTAGAATCCTTTGTTCGTGCGTGACGTATAGTCTTCATCAGCAATTACCGTTTCCGGATATTCGCCTTCCAAGAAGATGTCCCCTGTCGAGAATGTGATGGAATTCTCTTTGTTTTCCGTAGTTTTCCACACTTTCGGAGTGAGATAGGAAAGATTGCACACTATCCTTTCTCCTTCACGCACCTTAAACGGTACATGAAGATTAGCTGTATCAGCCGTATCCAAACCAGTTTTGGCAACATTGGCTGCCTTATCCGTAATAAGTGTGACTCCGGATATAACATGAGGATACCAATATATGGCATCATTCTTGTCAGTGTATTTGTTGAATACAGTCACAGTCTTGTCATACATCAGTATCCCCTCCTTAATAAAATTCTTTTCCACATTCCTTACACTTCCACACATGATGAGTCTTGTACTCATTAGGAGCAATCTCATCAAGGAAAGTTGAAGAATATGTCAATTTTTCGTGTCGGCATGTCAACCGCTTGAGCCATCTAAATACCAGCATAGAGAAGGCACACTCCTTTCTTATCCGCAACACCTTGCAGATATTCAGAAGCCACCTGTCTGATCAGCAAAGCTTCCACTTTCTTATCCATTGACGCTCGTGCATAGATGCTGTCTGCTGTTCCGCTAGTCCCAGTGACGAAACTTACGCTTTCAGCACCTGACGTAATAGATGCTACTTGTTTCTTGCTCACGGTACCGTCTTCATGCTTTACCACTCCGACCGTATCCATTGATGCTTTTCTGATTGAGTCAATCTGATGCAGTGCTTCTGCGACCGCGCAGACAGCCTTCTGAACCTTTGTATTAGCTCTCACGTCCTCCGGAAGACCATCCGCTAATCTGTCAAAAGTGATGCTGTCCACACGTTCACTTGCTCGTTCTGCATACTTAGGAAATTCCTCCTCTGTCACGGCATCTCCAAAATATTTAGTTGTATAGAACTGATAGTCTGTGTATGCCATGTGAATCTCCTTTACTCAGCTTTTTTTCTTGTCTGCTGTTTCTTCTGCGGCTTATCTGCTACTTCTTCATATTTGTTAGGATTGCTCTTCATACTGGCAATACTATCGGCATTGTCAGTAGAAAGATACAATCCTGTCTCTTTGTCCAAGAACTTCATCTTAATTAACCACCAATTTTCTTATTTTTGAAGATAAGATCCGGTGTAACAGATTTTGTTCCGAAGTGGTAGAACAGTTCGATTCCGTAAGCGTTTGACAGTGGAATCTTCTCTGCATTGTAAGGATCTGACATTACTGGCTGCGCGATTGCACCGTCAACCATAACGAGAATCTTAACGTCTGTTGGAAGATGTACGCAAGAGTATGTCTTAACACCGTGGAAAGCGTAGAACTCTTCGTCAGCTGCTCCAACACCAGGAACTGTTACCTTGTCAAGGTATGTTCTAATTTTTCCGTAGTAGTCCGGATCCAGTACCATGTGCATCATTGATCTTGGAACTCCGTCCACGTACTCATTCTTTGTTGTCTCACACTGCTGAATCATTTTCTCTGCAATCTCTTCAATTGCTGTGATTCCTGTCAGATCTACTTCTGTAGCATCTGTACCAGCTACTTCGAAGAACTTTGTATCAAGCTCTGCTGCCATTCTAAGCGCATGGTTTGCTGTTCTCTTAGCAATAAGTCCTTCAACTCCAAGAAGAGAAACATCTTTCTGCTCTACTTCTTCTACGATCTCTCTGTCCTGATCAATCGGAATTGTTACCGGTTTACCTTTAACACCGTCACCCTTTGCAGCTGTTCTAGCTGTTCCGTAATTCTTCGGTGTCGCGTTTGCAAATCTCTTTGCTTCTACTGTTCCGGCATGAGGATCACCAGAAAGCTCTGTGTTCTTCATTGCTCCGGAAATTGTAAGTTTCTGTACGTTCTCGATAACTTTTCCGTACTCCTCAGCGAGGAACATTTTTCCAGTTGGATCGAGAAGCATGTTTAATGACTGAATTCTTGTATCTGCCATGTTCGTAATCTCCTTTAACTTTTTAAGGTCAACGATTATCTCTGATTGATAACCGTTCTATCGCATGACTACCATACTGCCGGTGGTGTGTACACTGGAGTCTTACTGTCTCCTCCACCTTTGTTTGTAGGTGTTGTGAAGGTCGGCACTTTCAGAGCATCTGTCGGTGCAAATGCATCTTTTTGTGACTCTCTCAGCTCGTTCATGTAATCATCGAGTCCGAGGATTTTCTCGCCTTCACGTTTCAGCCCTTTCTCTTTGATCATGCTGATAATTCCTGTTCGTGCAAAGTCAGAAGTGAATTTCTCACCTGCCAGTGCTTTGACCAGAGCATCATTGAAGTCTCTTTCTTCAATCTTTGCTGCATAATCTTTCTCGCTGTTCGCAAGTTTTGTCTGCCACTCTTTCTCTGCGGTCTCTGCTTTGGTTTTCCACTCATCACGTTCTTTTGTGATAGCATCAAAGTCTTTGCCCTCAAATCCTTCAAGTGTAGACTTGGCTGTGTCATACTGTGTTTTAATGTTGTCTCTTTCCTGTGTGACTGTATCAAGCTTTCTTCCCTGTTTCTCAAATTCAGCAAGAGTCTTGTAATTCTCATTCACACTGGTTTCGATTGTTTTCTTCTGCTCATCTGTAATCTCAAGACCAGCATCGGAAAGAATCTGAATAATGTTTTTCATGTTTCATATCCTCCTCAACGTATTTTATTAACCGTTTCGTCCACGGTAGGGATTCAGACAGATAAACCTCTGTCAGGGTAATCGTGGTTGAGGGAGTCGAACCCTCATAGCCATTACCACGCAAGAACAGATGCTATAGAAAGGCAGATTCACATCTGTCCCCAGCTCCCTTAGGAGCAAAGCCTACCGAGATGTGCGATATCTCTTAACAGGATTCCCCTAGTAGGCTATTTTCTAAAAAAGGAGGCGCAAAAATATGATATAATCTTCACCCAATATCCATTATGAATGTTTTTGATTACTTCGTTGTACCCATCTTTAACTCTTTTTCGCACTTTCGTATCTTCTGGCAGCAGCTGCACTCTTCATAGCTTGCTTTCTGTCCCACTGTGCGACTTTCAATCGTTCTGCATACTCTCTTAGGTCATTCTCTTCGCAGAAGGTACTGTACCGCTTATTCTGAAGCTTCAGTGTGTGAGCCTTGCGGTCTAGCATATTCTGCAATTCAAACCTTGCCTTATCATCCTTGCAATTATCAACAGCTGTCTGCAAGTTCTGTATCTTCCGCTTGGTGTCACGAATCCTACGCTCCTGTGCTCTCTGCTTCTTCTGCAATTCCTCAACCTTATGGTTATCAGCAAAGTTAATCTTCTTGTCATCATAAGGATTATTCACTCCGTCACCACTTCCAAAAGAGTGCCGGCAGTTCCATCCGCAGAGTCCTTCACCAGTTCCGAATCCTGTGGTCTTAACGAAGTCCGGGAATCTCTTATCCTTTCCACTTCGTGAGTAGAACCGTCCTTGCCACCACAAGTGATTGCCTGGATTCATTCCACCGTTGCCGGTACGTGCTCCAAGATGAGCAGACACAAGAACGGTATCCCACTCCATCTCTTCCATTCGCTTTAACGAGATATCGGCAGCAGCTTGTCCCACTCCTGTCCTCACGATCATCATCGTTGCTGACTCAATGCTCATTCTGTACCCAGTAGGATAGTTCACTTTGAGTCCTACTTCTGTGATATTGTTAATTACATCTCTGACCGCTTGTGTGTACGATACAGCACCAGTAGATACAAGATGGTAGGCATTATCCATCTGATTAATGAAAGTCCTCTGTGCATCCAGTGCTGTGGTCCGTGTGAAGTTGTTCCATTCTCCGGAAGTAGCAAGGTAATCTCTCTCAAGGATCCTGAGCATGGTTGGAGATTGCATCAGTGCTGTTGGAGTGAGTCCGGCTGCAATATACACAGCATCATCCCATTTTAACGAAGTGATACCAGCATCAATGAAAGCATCTTTGATTTCTTTCTGCTGTAACTTTGTCTTGTCCGCTATTTCCTTCTGGATATCCTCTAGCAGTTCACCAGACTCTTGAAGCACTTGTATCTGCCATCGGTCTGTCTGTGTCAGCAGATAGTCCTCACCTCTGCCGAGTCTCTTCATGATTCTCTCGATGATCATGTCCATAATAGTGCGATGAAGGGACGAAGATATCTCCTCCGCCCCTTCTGTTATTCTTTGTAAGTATTCAGGTGTTAGCATTATTCCTCACCGTCTTTGTCATTTTTATCATCCTTTGTAATGATTGCAAAAAGCAAAATTGTTATGCAAATGATAAGAATATTCATAGTTGATACCGCCATATTGTCACCGCCTTGTTTATTCCTCAGTATGACAAGTGTTCCATTCCTGTGATAATCATAATTGATCCTTCTACTCTGCAAACACCCAATCTTCTGCAAGCATATCCACCTGAGAAGCAAGCCATCCCATCTGTACTCCTGATGTTCCGACAAATGCAATAGCCATGTTTCCGATAGCGCTATGTTCACAGTTTACAATTTCTCCATCTGCTGTCTTATAAGAAATACCAGTAGCAAGCTGAATGTACTGCTTCTTACCATTCCAACCTCTACGTGCCACTTTACGCCCTTTTTTCAGATATGTGATAGCGTCACCAAATGAAAATACTGCTTTGTCACAGACTATCGGACAATTTTCTTCGTTTGCAATCATCCAGTCCTCTCTTAGCATATCATCAAAAACTCTCCCAACTCTCTCGTCTTTAATATCAGTTTCATTTTCTTCGCCTTCAGCGATCAACGGCTTACTATGCGTCATAACCGTCTCTTTTTCCTCATCCCAGTACCAATAATAAGATAACCAACCAGGAAGTCTCACATTTGCTCCACGTTTCATTGCTTTTAATGCTTCTTTAAATGTCATCGTTCATTTCTCCTTTCTTTCTGCTTCTACAACGCACCTACACTCTTAAATGCTTCTACTATCTTTGGAAATTGGATAGCAAACCAGTCCACTATTGTTTCCTCGTGTCCAAACTGTTTGTAATGTTCAAAGTTCGGTCCTAATCCGCTTTCGTAAAGAAAAGCATGTATGATTTCGTGACGTAACTGTTTCTTCATCAAACAGTCGAAATCACCTAACTCGCTCACGTTATCAGTTCTCAATTTGATGGTTTTAGATGTATAGTCGCAGTATCCGTCATATTCTGCATCTTTCATCTCTTCACGGATAATTTTATATTCAGTTCCTAATACGTTTACTTTTTCCATTGCTACTCCTCTCTTAAAAACGAAATAGGAGGGTTCGAACCTCCATCTCCAGCTCTTACGCTGATGCTTTGCCAATTAAGCTATGTTCCGTTAGCAGGTGGACAGTAATCAAACCACCTCTGCTACGGTTCTTTGACAGTACGAAGAAAATAATAGTAAACATTGTAATAACACTGTGACTATCGTGCAAAAATGTGAATATTAAATCTTTGACGGAACTCCGCAGCTAAAATCCGTCTGTTACATAAATTTTCAAACATAATTAGGTCTTCACCTTATTCAATCATGGTAAAAGTCATATTCTGCCACTGTGATGATAGGTCTGAGCTTCCGAGAGCGACTCTTGGCTTCCTATCACTGTCTAAGCACACATGGGATTGATACCCACAAATTTCACGGTTCTTTCAGAATATCATAGTTGCATCTTACACCTATTCGCTTTATTTTCATCAACTTGCCCATACCGCTACTTTAACGAACCTCTTGTGTTATACTCCGATCTCTCAGATTCAAGGCAAATCAGCTTATTGAGAATTTCCAGTTAGTCCGTAGTCTCTCACGCCACTCACATCACTGGATTATTTCTGCACCGCAGACGTCTATTAATCACTGACCACAAGGATTCTGCATTTGACTTCTCTATGATGATACACTACAAGGCATTGTTGACGGTTTCCGACTTCACCAATGGAATCACTCCCACTAGAAAGAATCGGCTTATCCAATATCTCGAACAAGCCTATCTCGTTACCATTGCATCTCGGCATGACTGAAAAATCACTCTTCACCGAGGTAATCATATTTGAAAATAGCCGTATAAGGAGTCGAACCTTAATCTTTCACTTGGGTAGGGTAGAATGAACGCTTTACCATTAAGCTATACGGTTTCCAACTACACTGTAGTAAGGAAAAAATTGTTATGAAAAAGATCTTTCTCCGAGTCCCGGAGAGAGCTACCGTTCGGATTCGAACCGAAAACCTGTTGATTAAAAGTCAACCGCTCTACCATTTGAGCTATGATAGCTTAGTGCATCGAGCGCAAACCAAGAAAACCGCTCGATGCTATATTATTTTAGGCATTCCCGGGGAGATGACAAGAAACCGGGAATAGGCTTGCCCCGGTTATGCTCCGAGTCTATGTCCTACTAAGGAGCAAGCCTCAACCGCCATCTGACGGTTAGTAGCAATATTTATAGTGCTGTACATTGCACTGTGGGGAGTGTAAGGCAAAGGGAATTGCCTTGATATTATAGTATCAGAGTACAAGAAAAACCTTGTACCCATAATTTACTCATCTGTGAACTTATCGAAAAGTGTTTCGCCTTTTTCACTGGCTTCTTCAATCATTGCTTTCGCTTCTGGCTCTGTCATTCCTTCAAACTTCACGAAGTACATCCATGCCGGTACTTTTCCCTGTACCACATAATTCCACCAACGAGCACGATCGTCTTCAAGGTTGTACACAAGGTCTTCGAATTCACACGCTGTCTGATATCCAGATGCTGCAATCGTTCCATTGGCTGTGCCGGTAGCGTAGAGAATATATAAGATTCTGTGGATAACTCCATCATGGTTCTTTCCATCAAGGATTGTACGGAATGATTCGATTGTATGCAGCGTTCTTCTATCATCTGATTCAACCTGTGTTGCTGTCTGAATCCCTCTTGACTCATCAAATGAGAAGTATCCATTAGAGAATCCACACTTGTATCCGATGATGGACAGATAGAAGTTAATGGCAGAAGTTCTTTCGGCTACCAACATAGTCGGTACATGTTCTTGAATCGTACCGTCTGCATCCGCTCCCATTTCAAGTCCTTGCACGAATCGAGGGAGCTTGATTCCATTCTGATTAGCATATTGGATTACTGTCTGTGATACAAAAGTAACGTGCTGGCTGTCTTCCTGTTCGTCCCCCATCTTATTGAGTGCGATATCGAGCCATCTCAACTCTTCAATGCATTCAGCAAATACCGGTACAGTAAGAGGAGACTCCTTGTCGATTGCATTCGCATAAGGATTTCGCCAGTACACAAATAATGGATACTCCAACCCTCTTACTTCTACTTCCGGGAGAATATCTTTCCACTCATCTACTTTCTCTAGGGAAATTTCAGATCCGATACGGTTCTTATCTTCACTCTTGAATGCTTTTGATGAAATCTTATAGACTCTTTCACCATTCACATCCTCAAATCTGTGATATTCTGCTTTTGTGTAGTACCTGTTTCCCTTTTTGATGTACGAGAAGAACACTGCTGCAAGTACATCACCGTTTGTGTTAGTATCTGTGATGATGAAATAGTCAGGATCCAGGAACTCAATTCCCTGTCCGTCCGTCTTGATCATCATTCCGCAAGTAGCACAGCTCTCTTCCTGTTTCTCTTGTAACGTGTTCAACACTTCATCAAATTTCTTCTTGAGCGCATCGTTACCATCAATCTCAACATTGACATTGAACAGTGTAAGGTTTGCAATCTCCCGGCAAATGACATTAGAGAACCTTGTCGGTTTGATTGTTCCGTCCATGCACCATGTCGGCAGTCCTGATCTCATACCCTTATACAAATCTAAGGCAGTCTGCATATCAGAAGAGCGACTTACCTCAATTCCAAATATATCTCTTACTTCGTTTACTCCAAACATTCTATTAAATACCGCCTTAATCTTTTGCATTAGTCCCATTAGTATTTCCACCTCAACCGCCTACGCAAGAATGTGTAGACATAATATCTTGTATCGTCCATCGCATGGTCATTCTCTTTGATAACCGTATCATTGTTCTTTTCCTCATCCCAACAGTACAGACCAAACTCATTGATACAGCTTGTGCAATCCTTGTATATCTTTAGAAGTCCTTTATTCAGCATCGTTGTGACTACTCGGATTCCGTCCAGTACATCATTGTCAGCTTTCCTCACTGTGTACTCTCCATACTTCTTGATGACTTCAATAAAGGATGCTGCGGATGGATCTATGATGATACATGATACTTTTCTGTCTCCGATCAGTTCCTTTAGCATCTTGTAATAGGCTTCATCATCTACACGTTTGCCGACTTCTCTACTGTTGTAGTACAGTTCTGCTTCACGCTGTGAGTATTTCCCATCAAATGCCCACAGACCAGCCGAGAAAGGATTGACCGTACCGTAGTCGATTGACACAACATATTCCAGTGCACCACTCATGTGTTCATCAGTGACATGCTTTTCTTCATCAAACATCGAATAGACAAGACCTTCAGCCACGCACCACAGACCTAAGATATACCGCTTGAAGAACACACCTACATACATACTTCGGTATCGTTCTTTGATCTTCTCAGAGAGCGATAGGTTGTCATCCATCGTAAAATGCAGATAAATGATGTGCTTCTCTTCACACTTGTCTATCCAGTTGACCTTAAACCAGTGCCGAGGGTTGTCCGGGTTGCAGTTGAACCAGAACTTAGAACCGGTAACGGAGCATCGTCCTGTTGCCTGGTTGACGAATGACTCTGGCATCAGAGCAACCTCATCGAAGAACATACCGGCAAGAGTGATACCCTGAATCAGATCCTGTGACCTTTCATCCTTACCACCGAAGATGTAGAAGAAATTCTGTATATCTCCTTTGCTTACCACGATTAGGTTGTCTGATCTATGGTCCACTACAGAATATCCTCGGCTTTTCAGCATCAGCTTCAGCCAGAAGAGTACATTTCTTCGGAATGATCCGATTGTCTTTCCAGCCATACCGAAATTCTGTTGGTTGAAGCTTTCCATTGCCCACAGCACGTAGGACAGTGACATACACAGCGTCTTACCACTTCGGATTGCTCCGTCCGCTATAATTCCATCTTTGTCCTTTACCGGACTGCTAGGACACCACCATGTCAACACCTGTTTCTGCTTTATTGAGAAAGGCTTGAACTCAAATCCTTGTTTCTTAGCTTTCTCTTTCATGGCAGCAGCACGTTTCATAATTCCTTGCCGGACAGAAGATAATCTCTCCTCAAAGTTATTCATCATCTGTCCACACCTCACTCGCCGTGGAATTCAGTGCATCCATGAAGTTGTCTTTTGCATCTTCATCAGATCCATTGTCTTTGAACTGTGCTTCCAGTTTTGCAAGCTCAAGGTTCATCTTCCTATCGTCAACGTTGCGTTTCAGAAGTTCCTGTGCTGCTTTGGTTCGTTCAGACAATGATGCATCTAGGTCGAACTGATCTTTGATTTTCCCTCGCATGACATCAGTTAGATACTTCATGATTTCCTCAATATCTGCTATGTCTTTACTCGCGATTTGCTCCTGTCTAGCGTTGATATAGTCCAAAATATGAGGAACTTTGAGGTTATCAGCTCCAGTTCTATATGCTGTCTTTTCACTGTATCCGGCATTCTTTGCGGCCTGTGTTGCGTTCCCCAGTTTCAGGTACTCATCACAGAACTTTTTCTGCTTAGGTGTTAGCTTATCCTTAGGCACATTTAACCACCACCCTTTTCTTTACTGTCTCTTTTCTCCCTGTGTTCCATTTGACACTTAATCATCTGTAGTACATTCGTCCTCTCTGTATGTATCCCATGTCCTTGACGGAATAGTTCACACTGTAAGATATTTCCACAGTGCGTGCATTCATCTGTTATTTCTCTGTTGGCAATCCTCATGGTTTCACCTCATCCCATATATCTTTCAGACAATTCACTATTTCAAGCTGTGATGTTGTTCTGATCAGTTCTAGATCTTTCTCTTTCCACTCTCCATGCCTGTCTCTTCCTAGTGCCGGAGTAGATAATATATAGATGTTAATGAGTCTGTTTTGTTCAGCTGAATAGAATTGTCTCTGACTGTACTTTATAATCAAGCCTGTCTGCAAGATTGCTCTCTGTAGCTTCTTGGATACTCCATTGAGATTCACCTTTCTACCTCCAAAATAAAAAAGATTCCATGCATGATACAATGTCTCTTATACCATTGTAACTGAATGAAATCTTTTCGTTGTACCCATATTATAAATTAATATCTTCTTGTTCCATGTTCCAATCTTTAAGTTCTATACATAACTTATACGGACCACCATCTTTGGTTGCCAATACCTCATTCATAATAAGTCGATATGTATACCTGTTCCCATATAAGTCCTGAAATCTCAATTCCGCTTTTTTCTCCCCAACATAGTTCTTCGCTGCAATACTCTCATCTTCTACATTTATTCCAGACGCAATATCAATAAATTCATAATCCCCCTCTTCTACCGCTTCACTTATAATCCAGCCACGTTTTTTCCCTTCTATATTCATCTTAACTTTTAATGCCGGTCCTCGTCCAATATTTTTTATTTGCAACACATAATCGTTGTCTGAATAAAACTTTTCATATTCTAACAATATTAAATTGCATCCTTTTTTCTCTGCATCTTCACTATTTTCAAATTCTGTTTTGCGAACTTTTTTAATAACAAAATAGGGTTTTACTGCTTCGCGTCTGTTGAGTTCAACCTGATCTTTCAATTCTTGTTTCTGAATCTCATAATCTTTTCTATCTTTTTCTTGCTGTAATTGAAATGTCCATTTAACTCCAAGTACAGTTGCTACTGCTCCCATCCCACTGCCTATATAACTTCCAAAAAATCCCAACCAGCTTGCTTTATTTATTGCGCTCGGGAAACTATTTTCAGCTACAAGCCAAGATACAATCAATCCTACAATAAATATCAATCCTATTATGCATAGCATCAACCAATTTTTCTTTTTCATAATCGCTTACAATATAAGCATGATGTAACATTACGTAATGATACACCATGCTTTTCCTCCTTAGATTTATTATACTAATATAAAAGTAATTTGTAACTTTTTCAACTATTTACAATATACTTCTTCCAAGTAATGTCATTAATCTGTTGTATTCTTCAATCACCTTTCGTCTGTATCCCTGGAAGTCTTTCCGCTGCATAGGGATGTACTCCCTCTTGCAAATGTTGTCATATCCAAGTCCTGTTGTTAGATTGATGAAGAGGAAGTTTGCTATCTCCGGCTTTACGTTCTGGCAGCTTTGAAGAAGAAGGACTTGCTCATATCCAGTGGCTTTCCGGCAGTAGTCAATAATCTTCTTCCCTTGCTCATGAGTGATGCCGTAATCACTCAGATATGTTTCTCTTACGCTCAATGGTATCCACCTCCCACGCATGCTTTTATATCTATCCCAACTCTTGTCAGTCATTCGTTCGGATTTTCTTGTAAATACTCGCCTTGTGTCCTTATCAGTTTCCTTGCTTGATATGCCGGACGGTTAAACTCTTCGCTTGCTTTCTTGTCTACCGGTCTTTCTGCCATTCCACCATAATGCTTTTGCAGATTTGCTTTAATCTCTGCCGGACATCTTCTTGTTTCTGTACTTCTTTTCACTGTTCATCACTCCAATCCAATCTCTGACCGCACCAACCGCAATATTGAATGCATTATTCTCTTCCTTCCCATTCATCGCAACTATCACTGTAGTCTATCCAGTCTGCAAAATATTCACTTCTGTCATTAACACACACCCAACCATCGTCTATATCATCATAATGGTGGTACTTGCACGTTCCACAACATTTATCATCTAACATTCTATCCTCCTATATCCACGCCTAAAGAAACGCAACCGCAATCACAACTGCATGAAAGCATTTCCATAATACCCACGCAAGTTCACTTTTTTCGTTCCGTCGATTATTAATCAGCCACATCCATATCGCACTATAACCGATAATACCAACCACAATGCTTTCGATTCTTAATCCTAGCTTAATCTGTTCCATGCACATTCTCCTCTTCTAGCAGTTCAGGATTGTCAAATATGTTGCCGACAACACGAACATTTCTCAAATATGCCCAGTATGCTAAATCGTGTCTGAGAAATTCTGAACCTTTCGTATTCCATTTAATTATAAATGCACCTTCTTCATACTTAATCACTCCATAATAGTATCCGTATTGCACAATATCGTTTTCCCAAAATTCTTCACCTAATTCATTTGTTAATTCGGTATACTGGCAAATCGTATCTTCATCAATCAGAAATTCACCCTCAAGGCTTTTATCATAGATATAATTCTCGTCACTAAGATAGCCATGCACCCATGTTCCATTAAGATGTTTGTTACTTCCCATTCCGTGAATATGTTTCGCTCTGAAAAGTATTTCCCTATTCATAACTGTCAACCACCTCCAACTTCTTCAGATCCTCGATAAGCCACGGTTTAGAGTCTTCCCATTTAACCATTGGGAAGTTTACATCAAAACGATGATTTAAACGAAACCAATCATCAGAGCAACCTGAATTCCAACTCTCACGCGCCTTACATGGTTCTGCATTGTATGCGTATAAGACATCATTTTTATCTCTTGCAATATACTTATACTCTTCTTCGAGATACTCCAAAAACGCTCTATCCGCTTTGCTAATAACCGGGCTCTCGATATACTCAGATTCTGCCCATTTTTGTATAACTTCACTGCATCTACCAGTACCGGAGAAACAACAACCATTACACTCTAACTTATTGCATCCTGTTAAACGCTTGTCAGCTTTTCTCATTGCTAATTTATCACCACTACATGCAATATCTAAAATCTCTTTTGCATGTTTTTCTCTGTTCGTCATTTCTTTATCTCTCCTATCCTTATCGCACTCATCACAATCACCATTCGCAGCTCCGAAGCAACCGTAACAAGCATTTGTCTGCTCTTTATTTTCCATCTCTTTTATTCTCCATCAAACACAATTACGCTTTCTCTAATTTCTGTTCTAATATTTTCATGCAACTCATCCAAATCCCATCCATCAGCATGAGTAAACAACTTGTCTTCGCTGTTTTCTGTGAATGGTAATCCCTGTGCCACCCAAAATTTTAAATCACTATCAAAACCAGTGTCCCTAAAGATCGTACAGTTATACAATTCTTCTAATTGCTTTTTGGAGTATTTATTTTTCATTCCCTCACCTCTTCCAACAATCCATTCACAACCAGTTCACACTCAATCTCGGTTGCTGTCCGCTTGTCGCTGAATTTACAGTTTGGATTCTTGTGTATCCTTGCATCTTTGATCGGCCATTCAGATTCAGTAAAATGCTTACTGTCCACAAACATCACTCTGTGTCCGTTCTTCACGCAGAGATAGTAACTCTCTGCGCTTTTCGGAAGTCCTCGGCAAGGCTTGAATCCGAATCTCGCAAACTCACTTGCCTTTACTACTGGTTTTAGTCTCATTTCTGTTTCCTTTCTCATACTTGTTACACACTTCCGGATTACAACCACGCTCGTTTCCGGTATGTATGATATAGTCGCAACCACTTCTTGCACCGGAAGCGCGGTATTTACAAGTTCTGCACAAATGTCTGTCTCCGTTGAAGCATTTCTTTTCCCTCTCAGCTTTCTTAAGTTTCCCACCGTATATTCCGACAGTTCCAGGATGAATTCCTGTTTCTTCCGAAATCTGCTTATATGTCTTTCCCTCTTCCATCATCTTTTTGATGATTGCTTTCTTTTCACTTGGCTCTTTCATTTCTTCCTCGCTCTCTAAATCTCATCATCTGCTGGAAACTGGAATACATACTTTTCAGCAATTTGATTTACAGCATTTCCGGTTAATGAAATTGACACTTTTGCTAAATTCTCATCTGTTTTTGGAATTACCAGCTTATTAAATTCGCACTGTGAATATTGCTCTCTGCACATTTCCATAGCCTTCATTGCTTTTTCTTCGGTGGAATATTTAGCTAAAATATAAACTCTATCTCCTTTGCCAATGTCATTCCCTGGAAATGTTCCAACGATTGTTGCCATATTTCCTGAATACGGGGAAATTGCAATTAATTCATAAGGCGCATCCAGTAATCCGTTCTGACTAATGATTCTCATAACTAACTCCACCTTTCGTATCCCATGCGCAAATGTCGCAATCCTCAGGACATACATTTGCCTTTATTGCTCTTTCGCACATCTCCATTTTCAATCTTCTATCATCCTCAATATCCTTGATGAATCCGAGTTTCCTCAGGATTTTATGAATCAGTGATTCTCTTCTCACTTTATCTCCTTCTTCCTCTGTGATACTTCAATTTATTGTTTTTGATTGCATCCAATACAGTTCTTTTCAATTTTTCATCTGTAATCGCTATTACTTTCCCATGTTCCAATCTTCTTTCTTCAACAAGATATATAACGTTGCTCACCTTGTCCAAATCAAGTATTGCGATATCTTCCGGATGCATAAACAAAATACGTTTATTTGACAGCTCTATTTTTAGCCTGGCTTCTTCAAGCGCTCTTATAAAGTCTTTACCATTCATCTTTGCTTTCCTTTTCAACCAACAGTTATAACCGCCGGATTTACAACACCGTCACCGTCATATCCATAATCTTTGTTGTGCCATTTTCTTAGACATTCTCCGTATTCCCAGTATAGAGAAAGAATACGGACAGCTACTCCGTACATAAATCCTGTAATTCCCTCTGTATCCGCTTCATCGCTCAGCTGCTTTGCATTATCAACAATAACTTTCATTTCATCATCTTCTGATGCTTCTATCTTTTCTTCCATCATTCCAGCCCATCTTTCAGCATATGTGAAACACGCTCTACCGTATGGATCACTGTTTTTTTCATACCAGTCTTTATATTCCTGTTCTTTACCTTTTACAATTTTCATCTTCATCCTCCTTTACATAATCCGGGCATTCTACCGCATATTCGTAGCTGTCTATATCATCGCACTGAATATTGCATTGGTCTTTTATCTGACATTCCAGACAACACGCATTCTGTCCGTACAAGCAATAATTCTTGCATCCCATTTACTGTTCCTCTCAATATTTGAATTCGCACTTAATCTGTCTAGCTGAAACAATCATATTCACGAAATCAGCTGCGTGGTTGATTTCAATATTTGCCGGAATTCCATAGTCATCAAACATCTTAATTTCATAATGCTCGTCTACTAATTCCAAAACATCAGCGAAATCATTGTCCTCGTCTGGAAATCCATCGAGAATATCCATGATTTCATCTTCGATGTTTGACAGTAATGAAATCATCGGAACATTGACTGTCCTCTGAGGAATTACAAGTCTTCTGGTTGCATCTCCACAAGTCAGAAGTAGCTCATATTCGCACTCGTAATATCCTTCTGTCAGATAAGCGTTTTCCGGGAATTCGTCCGTCACTGTCGGTCTATTCTTGCTGCTCTCCTGGATATCATATGGAACATAATAGTCAATCACATTCTTATCTTCTATCGTTTCTCGACTAAAGACGGTATGCTCTTTTTCTAACAATGTGACGTTCTCCCGGAATCTATCAAATTCCACTGTATTGCCATTTTTATTGTCTGCCTTGAAGAATGATTCGAATTCTCCGGTATCAACATTCTTTCTGCCGATTATACTCGCATAAATGTCCGGAATTGCTGTTCCTCTGCATTTGAGTTCAATTTTGTTTTTAAGAATCAACCCTTTTGCTTCTAAATCTTCTCTTGCTATTGCTGTTAATTTCATAATTCGTTCCTTTCTCATTAAAAAAGCGTAAAAAAATACCAACCACCGAATAATTGATGGTTGGTAAATATTTACAGTTATCTGCCTCGATTTCCTAAATGGTGCTCTAACCAGTAACTCCTATATCTTTCTATTTGTTTTGTCAGCTCTTTTATATCATCTTCACTAAAATTGAATTTGGCAAACTCTTCTTTTGCACGAACATTACTCTTCGTCTCTGCACCACTTGCTTCGCCCGATAATTTATGGAATATTCTCCACGCTTCTTCATCTGTTACAGCATTTTTTAAACTTTCTTCAAAGTTTTTATATCTCGATTCCAATAACCTACTTCTTCCGTTACATTCCACGCACACATTAACTCCAAAAGCATAATATTTTTCGTTTATACGATAAATAAACGGATGCTGCTTAAAAAGTTTATCAATATAATCCATATTGGCATTTCCTCCCGTACATTTAATTTATACGGAAATTATACCATTCCAACCATCAATATTCAATTGTCAAGGTACTTTATTTGTTTTAAGCTGTATAATCTTCAAACCGATCACATGCCATAAATGCAAATCTTGAATTTACCCATCTCTGCATCCGTTTCAGCGGATCACGCTTCTTCAATTTGTATTTGTCATAAATCATCACATATGGGGCATATCCCAAATCCCTGAGTGTGTATATCCGGTCAAGGTCTTGTTCCAATGTTGTGTCAAATCCACATAAGACATACACTGTCATTTTCCGCCTATCCCATCCAGTTAATTTCTGAAACATTTGGAATTTTGGTACAATGATGTCTTTATCCTGGTATCTATCCCACGCAAAATGAATCTGCTTAATCTTCATCCGCTTGATATATTCCGCTTTTTCTTTGGTCATAATCCGAATGTCGCACCCTTGTGAAAAATCTATCCAAGCCTTGCTATCAATAAGCTGTTGGCTCAGATTTTTCCATTCTCGGCAAGCGAACATGTTCGGATCCAGTAAAACAATATTCTTCTGACCATTCCAAAATTCAGATAAATCAGATACCTTGTGGCTTTTCTGTCCCTCTTTTTCTTTCACGATGCAGAAATCACACCCTCTCGGACATCCCCTTGTCAAGAATCCATAAGCTGTGTTATTGCAAAGTTCAGGATACAGGCTGTAATCCGGATAGATATGTTCGATTTCTTCCGGTAATGGCTTGCCACCGGATGGATATTCGTATCCTGTACCGCCTTTGATTATTTCTCCGGCACACACTGGATGAGGATAATCCGGTGTAAAGGTAAATACCTTGCTCATATATACCCTGTCTGGCGGATTCAGCCATGCAGTCAGCGGATCATACCACTCGACTTGATCTCCATTCTTTTTATGCCATGCCGACAACTTCATCAGCGGAAGATTAGGGAAATTATGACCGTCTACGTCAATTAGTGCTATTCTCATTTCTGTCCTTTCATATAACATCCCCAGAACGTTCCGGATCTCTTTCCACTGTGATGCCCAAATAATGGTTTCTGGCCTATGGCTTTCCAAACTTTCTGCGCCGGAATATCCGTTTCCGCCAATTTAAAGATCAACACTCCATCTTCTTTCAGAACTCTCATACATTCTTTGAACCCATCATGTAACATTTCCGGCCAGTGTTCGTCCAGCCTACCGTATTTCTTGGCCAGCCATCCGGTTTTTCCGGCATATCTCAGATGTGGTGGATCAAACACAACCAAGGAAAACGATTCATCTTCAATCGGAAGATCTGTGAAGTCGCACTTTATATCCGGCTTCACGATGCATTTCCTCTCTGCCCGTCCATCTCCGCTTTTCCAAATACCAGTTAGCTCTTCTTCTCGAATATCGCAATATACTGTTGCCGGATGTTCTTTGTTGAACCAGATTGTCCGAGATCCACACGTTACATCTAATATTTTCTTATCATCCATTTTCTCCACCTACGCAAACCTCAACTGTTCCTGACTATCATCAATGCTCATGTTCGGCATTCTCTCACCAACTTTCAGATACGGACAATTTGCTTCTACAAGTTTTTCAGCCATAATCGGCACTACACTGTTACCAATTCTTGCGACTTGCTTTGCTATCGGATATTTCTTCCAGTTGTAATCCCTGTCGATAATGTAATCCTTTGGGAATCCTTGCATCAGCTTTAATTCTTCCGGTTTCAGCATCCTCAAAAAGATATCAGATATGATGTATTTCTCGCCCTTGATATCCAGGATTACATTCACAAGTCCAAACCGATCTTTTGTCGTGATCGTATCAAGCGGTCTATCCAAAGTCTGTCCACAGCCACCGCCGTAATACTTAATCAGAAATGCTGATACCAATCCGAAATGCCCCGGAGATGTCGTAATTGTATGTAATGGTTCATCACAGCCTTGACCTATGCCGGTCTTGTAGTATTTCGTGATAAATGCTGTCACAAGTCCGTATCTATTCGATGTATCAATCGTCTTAATTGGTTCTGTTAAAAGCTGTCCTCTTGAATCACCGGCTCTCGTCTCTCCGTGATATTGAATGATGTATGCCAGTGCTTCTCCATTCCTCACGATATAAGGAGGTTCTGCATCGATAATATATTTCTTAATGCCGTTCGCAATTCTCTTCTGTGTAGCTTCTGCAAGTGGCTTCTTGCGATCAAATATCGAACTGCCAAGATCTGACCAGTCAATGTAATCTCCACAAGGTTTCCACTTCTTAAAGCCAATGCCGTCAGCACTGTGAGTTTGCTCTGGCCATCTGATTTCCCGTCCATCTCTACGGAATACTGCATACCATCTCTTTCTTGTGGTTGGTGCTCCGTAGTCCGCAGCTATCAATTCTCTACTACCGAAACGGTACCCGAGGCTCTTCATTGCTGTAATGAATTTTTTATAATCCTCACCTTTTTTCTCTGGTATTGGATAACCTTTTTCGTCTAACGGACCCCACTGTTGTATTTCTTCCACATTTTCCATCAACACCACATCTGGAAGAATCTCCTTTGCGTGTTTGTATACCGCCCACGGAAGAATCCGAAGTCCTTTTTCTCTCGGCTTACCGCCTTTCGCTTTTGAATGGCTTGTACAATCTGGACTTGCCCACATCAGCGCAACATGCTGTCCTTTTACATATTTCTTTAAGTTGACCTTGAAAATATCCTCGGTCAGATGAAGTGTATCCTGATGGTTTGTCTTATGCATCAATATGGCATCCGGGTCGTGGTTGATTGCTATGTCTACTGGTCTGCCGAGTGCCATTTCTATTCCTACGGATGCACCCCCGCCACCGGCAAAGGCGTCTATAATTAAATCTTTCATTTCGGCATTACCTCCGGGAAATCACTGATACTCATTTGTCCTTTAATATGTCCTACACCAGACTTTTCCTCTTCCATTCGTTTCTTCTTGTATTCATTATATTTCTTTCTGTACTCATAACTCCTGCCAAAAATGTTCCATGCTGCTTTTACTACATTCGGTTCATAAGGTCTGATTTTCTCCAAATCATCCACAGCTTTGTATGATATAGGGCAACCGCAACATCCTGTTCTTGTCAGTCCGTATACCTCATAAGCATCGGAATACTTGATTCCGTAGTAGTTTTTGTACCATTCCTTATCTTTGTCAGATACATAATAAAGAGGTCTCAAACGATACTGTCCGCTTGCAGTCTCAGTGAAGCACAATGCTGTATTATCCTTTCTTGGAACTGATCTCATTCCACCTTCATCTCTTCGCTCTCCGGTTATCACCATGTCGTATGATTTCTGAACCTTATGAGCAATTTGCTTTTTGCAGTAGTCACAACATTTCGCACTTATCATAAAATCCGGTGGATATTCCTCAATAAAATCACGCATATACTTTGAAGAGTTGATTACCAGCTGAATGTTTGGTCTTGGTTCTCCTTTAGAATTGCAGCAACAAAGAAAGTTGATTAAACTCTCACACTTCGGATATCTTTCTTTCAGTTCTTTTCTCTTTGCCGCTTTATCCTTTGCCTGGTCGTACTCTTGAGCAATAGACAGTGGAACTCCTTTTTTCTGCCAATCTGATAATCCTCCAGACATAATCTTTGATACAAATGGAATTCCATATTTTCTAGTGGATTGCACGATATTGATTTTCGGTCTTACTTCTTCAATCTCAACACCATATTTCTCAGCAACATCTTTCACATGGTCTTTTGTTGCTTTCATTTCCAATCCAGTGTTGAAAAACACATATTTGATTGGTGGAAGTTCAAATATCCGTCTCGTCCTTTCAATCAGGTCAATCATAATGTCACTATCAGCACCGCCAGAGTAGGAACAAATAGCATTAGGATGTTCCCTCAATCTTTTTGCGATAATACTCTTAATTGCTTCAAATTTTGCCGGAGAATCAAAGTCTGCATAATCCGGTCTATCTGTGTATACTTTACTTACTCCTGTTTTCATCTTCTCGAAAGGAGCCGATATATCTTTGCCCGGCCGGAGCTCCGTACTCCTTTCTGTATTCTTTTCTAAAATTCTCTTATGTTACTACATGTTCCAATCTTGCCTACTTCCAGAGTTTCCAGCAATCCCATTACTGAACGCTGTTGTTCTTCCGTTTGCGCACCATGCATAGTTAAGTCCTTTATCTGCACTGATTCCTTGCCAGTGCATATTACCTTCATGCAAGGCAATCAAATCATCTGTTCCATATTCTTCTTTCGGATTCAGCTCTACATACTTCTTTGCTCCATTTTTTGTACCGTATCCGCAGCTCTGTACAGTTTTTACGAACTCTTCTGCATTCATTTCTTCTGTACCTCCATCAGTTTCTTCACCAGTGCTGTCTCATTGGTCTCACAATCATGCAGATGATAATAACCTGGCTCCAACAGATATGATTTTGTGTACGTGCTTTCCGGGTTCTCGTCTGTATATCTTTCTTTCCAAGCTACATACTGCTTATACTCACAAATAACGATTGCACTTTCATCCGGAAGAATATATCTGTAATAGATTTCCTCTGACTGTGGTACTTCAAACCATACAAGCCAATCTCTGTAAGTTTTCAAGAACTCTTTTCTCTGGTTATTGTTCTTAAGTCTTGGCAACTCTGGCTGTGCTTCTCTTTCAACGTCCATTGCCATTTCCGGTTCTTCTTTATCCATGTCTCTTGGCTGTCCAAACTCGATGCAGATTACCGGTCCTTCTTTTTCTTCTTCGTCTTCAGGGGCAATCATAAACATAATCTCCGACTTATACATTTTTCTGTCTTTCGGATTTGCAATTATAATACTTACGTCCGAATCCTCGTTAAATTCACCTAAATATTCTTTTAATAACTTATTTTCCATTTTTCTTATCAGAGCAAAGATATCTTTTCTGTGCGCACAAATCTCCTGCTCCTTTCTGTAATTTATTTATCCTGTTCTTCCATCCATTTAATAACATTGACCATGTTGTCAATTCCGAATGTTTGGTATGCGCAATGCGTATGTACTAACCGATGTCCGCGACAACTCATACTGCTATCAATGCTTGCTGGCTCTCCGCAGATTACACAGCGAAAACGGTTCTCGCTAAAACGATTCAAGCCTGTCTTATTAAACACTTCAAGATTCTCTCTGTCGATGCTTACATAGTCCTCATGAACTTTGATATCCATTACTTCACCTCATTCGCAAGCTGGAATCCCATTCTTGCCACATTCTTCAAGTTGTCTTTAATTAATGCTTTGTTTGGACTTCTGTGTGTATCAAGGAATTTCCACAACTCTTGTCTTTCAGTCGGTTCATTTGCAACGTAATCAGCCATGTAATCATACTCAGCTTTTGCGACTTTCAAACACTGAATCATGTAATCTATCTTTTCTCCTGTGTTCATGACTACTCCTTTACTACGCATCTGCGCTCGCTGATCGCATAATATTTTCCATCATGCTCTGAACAGTATTTCTTAAGGATTTCTGCCTTTTTCGCATCCATTGATTTGAAATCAGTTCCAACATTTTCTTCGTGTTTCAAGGTATGAGTATCAGCTTCGATAATCAGCACACACCACGTAAACTCCGTCTCAACTTCTTTCTTTTCATGGTCTTTCTTCCACCGCTTGAGGATTTCAAGCACTTCTTCTGTTTTATCTCTTCGGAAGCTTTGACACGTCATTTTTCCTTTTGCTTCACTAATAGGACATCCACCACATAATTCGTTTTCACAACAAATTTCACTTAAAATCTTAGTTGCTTCTTCCGCTGTCAGTTCGTCCTCGACTAATCCTTCAAGCATTCCGTCTGTCCACTTATAGTCATCTTCTACAACTTTGTAGTAATCATCATGCACGGATGTAATCGTTACGATCTTTTTCTTTAACATTTCATCAACTGCATATAAACCACCATACAGCACCGTATTTTTTAAATTACTCCTGACTCTTACCTTGTCTCCAACTTTGTATTTCATTTCATACCTCTCTTTCTCAGTTTTTCTGACAGATTCTTTCTCTTCTGTTTCTTCTCTTTCCATCGTCTCAGGTACTCAAGTTGAGCCTGATCCTCTTTCTCTTGTCTGTTCATGGTCTTTATCCCTTGTACAGTTTCGGAAGTGGCATCCATGCTGTCACCTTGTACAGTGAACAACCGCCATGTCCGTTTGAATATCTGTCCCACTCAAGGTAACCATACTGTCTATCAAGCCAGTGCTTTTCCTCATCCTCATCAAATACCTTGATGTAACATCCAACACTGTATTCTCTGTATCCGCTACCGCTCTTGGATGCGATTGTTGTAAGGACATCACTTTCATCTTCTGGGAGTCTTTCCGTTACCGGAATCCATCTACAGTCCTCATCGGCATCATCAATCTTGCACATCTTCTCGACATACTTTCTGACATTCTCGGTTGCCAGTAGGATTCCTTCATCCTTGCGATCAGGGTTCAGCTCATCCGCTCTTTCTCCCTTTAGTTCTTCCTCAGCTTCATTCAGCCATGAAAGAAACTCTTCTGCATCAATCGTTTTCCCCATCTCTTCTCCTTTCGCTTTTCGCAACATATTCTCCGTAGCTCATACCATGCTGCTTTGCTTCAGCTGCGACTCTTACTAATTCGCTTCGATACTTCGGTTCTTTTGCGCCTTTTACTTTCTTTGGTTTGGCTTGCTTTCGTTTCATTGCCAGTTCCTTTTTCTGTTCAGGACTCAAGGCTCTGTATCTTGCCTTTCCTCTCTCACAACACTGTCTTCGGCTTCTTTCTTCTCCGCAAGCCTTACTACAACACTTCTTTCGGTTGCCGACTA